GAGTGGAAATCATCATCGCCCTTGAAATGGGAGATAAGTTAGATGCGGACACTGCTTACAAAAATATTAAAATGGAACTCAAGGAACTCAAACGAATCCGAAAGTCCCTCAAAAAAGACAAGGATATGTAGTAAATGTGGTGAGGAAAAACCACTTGACTCAGACCACTATCAGGTTGTAAAATACTTCAAGGAAAAATTTAGTTTTTATTGTAATGAATGCTCCAAACCTAAACCAAGGGAATGATTCCCTAAAGATCACACAAAATGAAGATGGGTCTTTTACAGTAGATTGGTCACCTGATGATCCCAAATGGTCTTGGATGAATTCCTTGACTTCTAAGGAAATTCAGGTTATTATGCAACAAGCAATCGAGGATTATCTCAATGACCTCTGACTTTGATTATAAAAAATATTCACTTGAAAAACTTCAGGATTGGGTACATGATGCTCTGAGTGCTGATGCATCACCACACGAAATCTATTCTGCAATTCGTGAAGCAGTGCGTGAAGATTATTATTATCACAAAGACTACATTAGTCGCACTTCTGGACTACTTGAACTTTTAAGTGGTAATCGTCCAGAAAAAAACGATGATTCTAAAAAATGGGGAGAATGGGAAGAATTTTATTACCCCGAAGAATATAAGGGTTCAACCGTAAGTAGTGTTAAAGTTGATACTCCTTTTGGTAAAGATTCTTCACAGTGGACTTATAATGGAAAACCTGCAACTTATGATGAAATTGTTGCCGATGGTTGGGAAATGACTGCTGATGGTTTCTGGTTTAGGGGAGTCAAAGAAGATAAAGTAAAGAAGTGGGTTCTTCCTGTTGAAGAAACAAAGGACGCAGATACTGATGAAACTGAATACTTTGTGTCTTTCCCAGATGACTTGCTAGAAGCAGCAGATTTGAAAGAGGGAGACCAAGTTGAGTGGGTAGACCAAGGTGATGGGTCATATATCTTGCGTAAAGTAACTAAACCTATTGGAATGGAGGAATGCTGATGGCGTTATCTGAAAGTGTAGAAACCAGTTTGAAAGAAGCAGAACAATCTTTGCGTAATGCACTAGCATATGCTGCTCGTCAAGAACGTCCAATGGTTTGTAGTGTAATTGCTGATATGATTAGTCGTATTGAGACTCTGCAAACAACTGATTCTATTCTTGATAAACTGGAGAACCGCAAATTGGGAGACTCTGGATTCTTTGGAACTATGTTTGGAGAATGATGACTGAAGAAAAACCACTGGTAAATCCAGAAGAACTACAAAAACCAAATAACCTTGGTAAAGCACTACAAGAGTGGTGGGACTCTGATGCTTGCAAACAACTTCAGAAGGACCTTGAGGAAGGAAAGCAACGTGCTGTAGGAAAGTATTTTATGCTTTCCGAAGAAGATAAACTTGATATGGTTCAGGCAATCTGCTACATTATGTGTAAGGCAGAAGAGGAAGGAACTAGTCACCGTGGACTTCAAGATGCTCTAGGAATCTATCCATCAGGTTTCTGGGTTGATCATCTGATGGAAGTGCATAACGCCCTTTGGTCTTTCTATCATGATCAGAAAAAAGAAAAAGAACTCAAAGATGACCTTGAGGCACTTGATGACTTTGTAAAGTAATATTACGCGATCCCAAAGAAAACATTAAGTTTATAGATAATCATATATTGAAATGCTAACATTGGGACACATCGCAAGAAACTTATGACTCTCGCAAAAACAGGCACTGAACTCCTTTCAACAGATGAATGGAATGAACTCATTGCCCTGAAAGACGCAATTACTTATGCTCCACAGACTGTTTCTGCACAAAAGATGGAAAAGTTTGCTGAATTGATGGTAAGATCTTTGGAAGGTAAGGGTGATTGCACTCCCCGATAAAATAAATACTCTCAACACGATACAAACCAATGGACAACATAGATCAACACATTCAGAAGGATGAGGATCTTCTGAGTGACCCTACAATTTCTCCACAAGCACGGAGACATACAGAAGAAGAATTAGAATCATTGAAGGCATATAAGGCAAATCATCCTGATGATGATTATGATCCAAACGCATTTGAGCTCTATTGTGATGCTAATCCTGATGCACTTGAATGTAGAATCTATGAGGATTAAGTGACACTTTAAAAACTGGCACAAGGGGTCTCCTGGTTCGCTGGGAGACCCATTATAATATGGAGACAATCAGAGAACCTCTGATGACCACCACTTTCGCTGACTACGCCGCTGCTGCAGAGGCAAAGAAGAACATTGCAGAGGCAATTCTGGGGCATACCTATGCTCTATGTGAAGCACTGCGTCAAAACTTTATTGATTACAGTATCAAGTCTCATCAGCAGTCTGTTTTGACCTTTTCTCTTGCTGGAGATGCCAATTCTGTTGATTATCATAAAGCGTGTATCGAAGATCTGAAGAATGGTAATTGTGATTATGAGTTCTATCCTGAGACTGGTCGTAAGTATTACAAGATCATTATGAACGCAAATGGTTCCCGCAGTGTTCATGCTTTTATAGATAAGAATACTGGTCAACTTTATAAAAGTGCCAGTTGGAAAGCGCCTGCCAAAGGTGTTCGTTATGATCTCCGTATTATTGAGCAACGCGAATGGTTATTTCAACATGCCGATTGGAGCGGGCAATATTTATATGCTAAGTAAAATGAAACAACTTCTTCTCCTTCTACCATTGATCCTTGCTTCTACCCCAGTGCAGGCACAACAGGTAAACAATTATGCAGTTTGTACACAAAACCAAGAGGTTTATCGTCCTGGTGGATATGATCAGTATGGTAATTATGTTCCTGGTGGTGTAAGTGTGCAAACTTACAATGTCCCTTGTCCTGGCACTGTGAATCAGTACTACAGTAATGGTGGGGGTGGATACTATGGAAGGCGGACAAATCCCAACTGCAATCCAACAAGAACTCTCCTGGGTGCAGTGATGGGAGGTGCTATTGGACGCGCTGCTGCTATGAATTATCCTAAAAACTATGGGTGGGCAACTGCACTTGGAGCATCTGTTGGAGGTCTTGCATTTGCCTGTTGATTATGAAGTATAATGGTCTTGATCGTTTGATCTTTGTTTCATCTTTTGTTTGGTTTTCTCATTGGTCATGCAAAGTTACATTGTTTGCTCTGGATATGGTTATCGTAAACCAATCTGTGAAGATGTTGCCACTTGGTTTTTGAATAAGTTTCTACCAAGGCATAAAATTCAGGTTGAGATTCTTCATCGTGGTTTAAGGCGTGAAGCAGTTCACGGTTATTGCGATTATGTTGGAAAATCTTACCGTCCGCGTGAGTTTTTGATTGAGTTGGATACTTATATGGATGAAGAAACTTATATAAAAACTCTTTTACATGAACTGACTCACCTGAGGCAATGGGTAGTCGGTTCACTACAAATTCGTCATGGAAAAATGTGTTATGGTAAAGAATGTGTGGAAGATATTGACTATTGGTATCAACCACATGAAATAGAGGCACGGGAACAGGAAGAAACCTTATATCTTGAGTATCTGTTTGAGAAGAACGGGTGGGCAGATTCACAAGTAGCACAGTTCTTCCCAAACCGACTGATGCAGGTAGTATAATAATGAAGAAACAAATCTACATTCGTGAATTTGTTGGACGATGGTATATTGTTTGGTCTGATACTGGACAGACCATCGCATCATTTGCATCTGAATTTGAGGCATATGCTGCCCGCCGTGCTATAATGAACTCAAAGGAATTCACTGTATGAAAAAACTTCTTCTTGCTGCTGCACTTCTGTTTGCGACTCCTACGTTCGCGCAAACTGAATCTAAAGTATACCGTCCGTTTCGGTATGAAACAAATTGTGTTTTGGAGTATGGAATTCAAACCTATCCTGATGTTTGTGTGGTGATTGAAACTCGTGAACCGAACGGAGCACTTCGCACTCGTAACATTTTCTCTAATAAGCATAGTCTGACGATCAAAGGTCGTTTTGATAAAGAGAAAGGATATATGACTTGGGATAGTCACAATAAGTTTGAATATAAGTGGGATTATAAACCTGGTGGATCTGGGTGGACTTATGTGATGCCTGGTTTTATTCTTGAAAATGTATCTTGGGACTGATTAAATGACTGAAACGACTGTACAACTGAATGTTCATGAAATTGGTGTGATTCTATCTGCACTGCAGGAACTTAACCTGCGTGAAGAGAACCGAATCGCACGGGAATTTGGAAGTGTTCCTGCACTGTATAATAAACTTTACACGATCTGGGAGCAGATGGACACTTCGCAAACTGGTCTACGCTACGACGTGGTGCCGTCGTTCTGATCTATAATACAGAGGTAATCGAGAGACACCCCATGCAACTGATCTCCACCTCCAAAATTGATGGAAAACCTTCTATGGTTGTGGATTACTTTCCCATCGAAGGTAGCACTCAGTTCCTTTACAAAGTTCTCAAGTTTCAAGGTGTGGATACCATGAGCACCAAATGCATCACCAAGCGTGATTTTGAGCGTGAATGTGCTGAGCGCATTGGTCTTGGTTATGAAGTCACCGGTTTCAACACGGAAGAAGTGAATGTGAATCCGATGGCAGGTGCTTGCTGATGAAACTGACTTACTTGATTATTGCTGTATTTGGATTTATTATTGGATGGAACATTTTTCTGATTGAACGTGATCGGAAGATGATTGATTCCTACTATGGAAATTCTCAGGAGCAAGTGAAATGAACGACGAAGATATTGAACAATTCATTAAAGCATATGAGGATTTCATGAAGCACTCTGAAACTGAACAATTCAATCATGAAGCATGGGTTGCTGCTAAACAATACACCGATAACTTCTATGAGCAAAAAGCAGCGGAGTTGGAGGTAACTGTGGACTATTACATTCAAGAGTTTGTCTGATGGATCAGAGAACTAAACTTATTTTTGCTCTTCAACAAACTGAAAATATCTACAATCTTTTACAAGACGGAGAGTATGCTGGTTTCTTTGCTTCTCATCTACTGCCTATTAAGTTTGAAATTGAAAGACAACTCTGCTGCTTGACAAACACTAATCCCTATACTAAAATAAAGGAGTCCAAAACAAACTGAAATGAAATCACTGTATATTGTTGACTACTGGGTGCCGTTCCCTTCTTCCGAATATGGAGGTCTGATCAATCTGATTGCTGAGTCTGATACCGAAGCATTTGAGATTCTCAAAAGCGAAGAACAGTTTGATGATCGTTACACTGATCGCATTATGGAAAGAGTTGTCAACGCTCAGAAGTTTTCACTGGTTGATGAATATGAATCTGGTATTCTGGAGGCATTTACCACATGACACAACTGTATCGTATTGAAGAACTATTCACTAATGGTTGGGAATTGATTGATGAGAACGCAAAACAATTGACGAAAGAACAATGTGATGAGCGTTTGAATTATTATCTTTCTGCAGGTTATAATCCAAACTATCTTCGTGCAGTTTTGGATGTTGATTGAATTTCCACATAAACCACCAAAGGGTTATTCTTATGAAATTGAACCATTCAAGCGTAATGTTTTTGCAATTTGGATTCTACATCAGCGTAAGTTTGATTACAATCTTGGTGGGACTGTTCGTTGTATCTGGGGATTCTACAATACCAAAACCAGAGAATACTTCTCCCCAGTCAATAGTAAGACAGTCGGTAAGTGTGTAAATATTGAAGACACTACACCATATTCAGCAATGGTGCCTAAACTCACTCCGTTAGAGCAATGTATGTTCCCAAGGTAAATGATTATGTAACCTGGAAAAAAGGTGTAGAAGGATGGGTGTATTTTGTTAGTAATGAATATGTGACTATTGAAGTTGATGTAAGACCAAAAGATCCAATCAATTATGAAGCATGTAGTCTTCATCGCAATGAAAGAGTATTGGTCTTATGCTATGCAAATCAATGGAATGAACTAAATTACATAAAGTCAAGAGAATCAGTTTATGAAACCTAAAAACGCCTGGAGGTGGTGGGCAACAACTTGTGTCTTGGCGGATTAAGTTGTGTAAGTCCCACACCAATAAATAATAATAGTCAACGCCAAGACACAAATGAAAGAATATTATACTTATGCATATCTGCGTGAAGATAGAACACCTTATTATATTGGTAAAGGAAAACAAAATCGCGCATTTAGGAAGCACAATGTCAAAAGACCTCCAAAAGATAGAATAATTTTTTTAAAACAAAATCTAACTGAAGAAGAAGCATTTAAGCACGAAATTTACATGATTGCTATTCTAGGTAGAATAGATTTAAAAACTGGTATACTTGAAAATAAAAATGCGGGAGGTAATGGTTCTTCTGGTAAAGTATATTCTCAACAGGAAAAAGAAAAAATACGTCAAGATGTGTTGGGAAGAAAATGGTGGAATAATGGAGTAGAAAATTCTCAATCTAAAAAATGCCCTGGAGATGAATGGGTTCCTGGAAGGTTAATAACTTGGGATGAAAATGAAAGACTTGATAATATCATTAAAAGAGTTCGCAAAAATAATTATAGGTTGACTCATAAAGATGGGACAGTTATTATAACAAATAGTTTAAGAGAATTTTGTAGAAAAATAAGTAACCACGATTCATGTAAACTTTATAGAATTTTAAACGGTGAAAAAAATTATTACAAAGGATGGGTTAAAGTTGAAAAATTATGAAAAAGAAAAAAGGATTACTTTATTACATTTATTGTGCATTAGGAGAAAAGTCTCATCCTCATTGTAACAAAACTGCTGACAGAGTTGCCTTTATTCGTTTAGTAATTACACTGCAGATTTTAATCACTAACTGTTTCATTGTTGCAAATACCATCAGGCATTGGAATAAACAAACTCAAATTGAAATCTTTATTGAAAATCCTCATGAAGTACCAAGTGATTTACACCAAAAACAAAAAGAAAGCGACTTCCAAACAAGTCGCAACTTTCTATAAAGTCGAAGATGCTTCCATGTGGGAGAAGCATGTTATCTCTCAAGGTTTTGAAAATGTGGAGATTATGCCAGTTTTTTAAGTGGCACAATCCGGTTTCTTTTGAGGCATTTTGCCTTTATACTACACTTGTTGATTGGGGAATTTCCTTGAACTCTTCTATTGAATTGAATGAAACTAATTATTGTGATCAGAAACCTATCACAATTGAATTTACTTTTGAAGAGCATGATCTTTTCAATGATATTCTAAATCATGCTATTGAAGCAATTGATTTTGCTCTTGGATCTTCCATGCTTGAATTTGATTATCTCGAAGATTCTGAAATTCGCAAACGATATGAAATGCTTGAAAACATGAAAAATTACTCTTGTTCTCTTTGGGCACAACGCTTCGGTAATTGATTATGAAAACTTCTACTTCTCTTGGTTTTGCTTTTGGTGTAATTGTCTTTGCTGTTGCACTACTCTTTTTTGAGGCAGCTCTTCTTCAACTGATTTTGACTTGGTTTAGTATTAATTTTTCGATCTGGCAAACTCTTACTATGGTCGCTCTTGCTAATCTTATCTTCAAAAACAATAGTGTCTCTTGCAAATGAACAAGTGACACTTTGATTAGTGGCATACTGGGGCATCTGAAGCAATCTGGATGCCCTATAATACTTTCATACACAAACAAACACCACCATGAAGAACACTCATCTCCAACATCCTGAAGACACCATCCTCACTGGCGATCTGAGCGTACTGGATTGGTTCGTGAATCCTGGTGCTCTGAGCGTCAAGATCGACGGTGCTCCAGCGATTGTGTGGGGCATTGACCCTGCAACCAACACATTCTTCGTTGGCACCAAGGCAGTGTTCAACAAGAAAAAGATTCGTATTGCTCATTCTCACGAAGAGATTGATCAACACTATGAAGGCAATGTAGCGGAGATTCTTCACTGCTGCTTTGATTATCTACCACGTTTGGAGACTATCTATCAAGCAGACTTCATTGGGTTCGGTGGTCTGAATGAGTACACTTCTAACGTGATTACCTATCAGTTCGGTGACATTGTAACGCAGAATATTATCATCGCTCCGCATACTTGTTATTATGCTGAGAACGATCTTCGTGATGCTCAAGCATTTCCTGATCGTAGTATCTGGACTGATACGGATACAGTGAAGTTTGTCAAACCAAATGCATATATTCTACACAATCAAGAATCCTTCGCTGATGTAAAAGAGGTCTGTGACTTTGCCCGTCAAATGGCAACCACTGCAACCTTTGTGAATGATAAAGAAGCAGCAAAGATTACTAAACAACTGAATGATTTTATTCGTGCAGGTGAGCAGATTAGTGTAGAGAACGTAAATGAGTTTGATTGTGATCCTAACCTGATTCGTCTGTGGTCATTGGTAAAGTCGATCAAAGATGATTGCCTTCATATCTGTCGCAATGATGGCCCTGCTGCGTATATCAACGGCAATCGCATTGATGCAGAAGGTTATGTGATGACCAATGAGTTTGGTATGTACAAACTGGTCAATCGTGAGGTATTCTCTCATGCTAACTTCACGATGCAAAAGGCATGGTCTAAATAAAAATAAAAAATGAAGACTTTTTCTCAATTCATTTCTGAAAGTGGTGGGTCACCTTATCAACCTTATAAACCCAAACCACAACCAGAACCATCTGTACCACCAGAAGGTTGGAAAGAGAAGTATCTTGATCCTCTGAAGAAAAAGTCTCCTAAGTTAGCAGAAGACGCTGGTAGTGGATATTCGGATGATTATGCAAAGGAAAGAGATGAAAGAAGAAGAAAAACACCACTTCAAAAGAGACAAGACAGAGATCTTGCAAAACTCACTTATATGTTGAATCAGGATCGTCCTGGTCGCTGAGTGTGCCAGTTGAAGAACTGTCACAACACCCCTCTCCCTGCCCTTGTAGCACCCTTATAATACAGAGGTAACAAGCACACCTCTCATGATTGCTGACACCACTCAAGACGCTCAGATCCGCCGCACAATCATCAACAGTGTAGAGCAGATGGATCTCCGTCTTCTGCAACGGATTGCTTATGAATGCCGTTGTGAAGAAATGGGCATTTATCCCAACAACTGGAAACTCTACCCTGAGGACTGATGGCAACTGGTATTTTCTTTCTGATCGGTTATCTCATGGGTGCTGGTCAAATTCTTCTTGTTCGTTATCTTAAAAACAAATGAATCTCTACATTATCAATGATGTTCTTTACGATTACACCAGTGGAATGTGTGTAATCGCAGCGGAATCTATGCCTCGTTGCGAACAAATCTTTATGGAAAGGTTTGGATGGGATGGTGATACTGATTATGCCAAAGAGTATAATGAGGAAAAGCAAAAAGATTTCAATACTGCAGGAATCAAAGTGATTGAGAATGTTCCTTATGAGAAGGAAGAAGTGATCTCATATGTGTATGGTGGAGGTTAATGATTCGCTTTCTTCTGAATCAGATTCCTGTTAGGAACGGATCTTATACTGCCAAAGGTAATCAGATTCATCGCACATTCTCCAATGGATTCAGTTACATTGCTTCTCAATGTAATTCACCACAAGAAGCACAACGTATCACAAACGATCTCAATTATCTTATAGGCAAATGACTGAAACCAAAACCTATCCCTATCTCAAATACATTCCACACCTTGTTGCTATTCGGTTGATTGTATTTACTCCATTTGCGATTGCACAAGCAACGGCAGAGTTTATCTCTAACTCTATGGATAAACTTTATCATAAAATGGATAAACTTCTTCCCCTACCTTATGTTGAGAAGCAAGTAGAATGGGATCAGTTGCCCAAACGAAATCAAGAGGCGATTGAACAACTTGCAAAAGCACGGGACACTACCAAAGAACGAATTCTCATTCAAACTGTAAAATCATGACTGAAACTCAAGATCAACTGATTCGCAGTATCGGACAACAACTTGAGAATCTGATGACATTGGATGAGAAGTTGTCAGAACAGTATGATGCTTATTGCTATTATCCTGATACTGATTATGAACCAATTGTAGAACGATTCACTCCTGAACTTCTGAAAGAACTTGAAGACCTTGTATTCAAACTTGACAATGACTGATTACGGATTTTACACTCAAGAAGAACTGAAAGATCTGGATGATTCTGATCTGTCATTTGAAATTGCAGACGCCGCAATTCTGAATGTACCAGATGCTGATGCTTATTTGGATCTTCTTATTCAAGAACTAAAGCGTAGGAATTAGAAAGATATGATGAAGTAAAAAAGATTTAAATTTAATTAAAAAATATATTAAAAAACATATATTTGTTATTTGTTTCGTTGTATGATGTTAGTGTTATATGCTTATATTACTCTCTAAATCCTTTTAATACCTTCTAATATCTTCTAATACCTTCTAATATCTTCTAATACCTTCTAATACCTTCTAATACCTTCTAATACCTTCTAATACCTTATAAATGTGTCTGGGTCTTGTGGACTAAGCGCGTTCATTATAAGACGCCGAGCACAAAATGTCAAGCGCCCGTGTGACACTATAAGAACTGGCACATCACACATAATGTTAGCGTTATAACATAATATAATACTATAAGGCATATATACTCTTATGATAATCTCGACGAGATCTGCAGCACTTGCATCTAGTCGAGTTTTATGGTACAATAAACACAGTTATCTCGACGAGTTATGTACGACGACTACGATCTCGACTATACATACAGCAACGATTACGCGGATCTCGACGAGGATACATATGCCGAACTAGGCACATCAGATCTCGACGAGGATTATGCACGGGATGGGCAAGACTATCAAGATCTTGCATATCGCCACTATGCATGATAGAATCTAGTACACATTACATCGAGTTCTTATGCTAATGCAAAAACGCAGGGTCATTGTTACTCTAGACATTGATTGCTATGACGATCTAGATGTACATGATATTGATTGGAAGGATCTCTTAGACCTAGAAGGAGATGAGAGTATTCATGTCAATGTAAAGGAGTTCGATCCATTCTGAGTCTGATGTGGACAGTTTGAGAACTGGCACAAGGGGTATTGCGACCTTATAAGACTTCGTAGTACATTGACCTTGTTTGACACCTGAACTTCTCATGTCCATTTATGTTGAGAATGGTTACGCAAATCGCACTGAATATCTGAACGAACTTCGTGAGGATTACGGTGATTTGGTTGACATCCTTATTGGTGTGCTACCATCGTCAGAAGATTTCGACGGTCTTGTGATCGCTCTGGAAGACGCTTTGGAATCAGGAGAGTACGCAGACCTCCTGTGACACTTTGAACACTGTCCACGGGGCATACAGACGCCTCTCTGAGTGCCCTACAATTCCTTCAGTTACCACATCACACCATGGGAACTCGCTCACGCATTGGACTCGAACTTTCTGATGGTTCGATTCTGTCTGCCTATCACCACTGGGATGGTTATCCTGAATGGTTGGGTAGGATTCTTCAAACTCACTACAATACCAAGGAGAAAGTTTCTGCCTTGATTGATGGTGGCGACATGTCATCCTGCTGGACAAAAGAACGCTGGGATGAGAGTGCTGACGGAACTTATGCTCCTGAGTATTATTCTCAACGGGGTGAAGATACTCCGCCACGACATGATGCAGACATGGATGAGTTCTTCGCTGATGGTGAAGAATACTCCTACATCTTCCGCAATGGGAACTGGTATGCTTATGACATGCACCAGTTTGAACCTATGGTCGCCCCTGAACCTGTAGAGATTCCTTCAGGGGCACTGGCAGTTTAAGAAGTGTCACAAGGGGTGGCGACACTGCTGCCCCTGCCCTTAGAATACAAGAGTCAACCAACCACACCTCTCATGGAAGACACCCTCTGGTCTGAGATTGCTGAAGCGCCTGGTGAAATCTTTGACATTCCCGAACTGCGGGAACTGGATGAAGACTACCAGAATGATGAAGCAACCTGGAACGCATTTCTGAACTCTAACTGGGATTTCTGATGACCACCAATCCTTACATCGCCCACATTCAGCAGAAAGGGTACACTGAACAGGAGATTCGCCAGAGCATGACTCCTGCTCCTAAGATCGTTCCCGACTGGTATGCTGCTCGCTATCCTGGAGCAACCTATGAGTCTTATCAGGAGGCACTGGCAAACTTTCTGAACGGTCACTGAACTGGCACAAGGGGGTCTTGATCTTCCCCAAGATCCCTGCCATACTACCTTTGTTCTGAGACACCACTCATGGCAGACACACTCTCCAAGCGAGTCTACCGCCAACTCTTCACTGAAGATCAGTGGGATCTGATCTACAACTTCATCGGTCATGCACTCGATGATGATGATTTCAATGCGGGTGATGTTTATGCTATTCGCAACAAGATTCATTCTATCTTTGAAGATTGATGATCACTGCAATTCTGGGTGGAGTCATTCTCTCCACCTTTTCTTTCCTTTGGTATCTTGAAGACCGCGAAGGTGGCGGTCTTTATGATCCTGACCCTACTGCTTCTGACCGTTATCGGAAACACAAATGACACCTGACACTTACAACTTCGCTGGTGACACTGTGACAGTTCTCGGACTGGTTGGTGTCCTCTCCACTGGCATCATCCTGGTGCTATGCTTCACTCGTTACTTCAATTCACCACTCCGCAAGTGACACTCACACACCTTAACTATCAGGAGATTGACACACTTCTCGCTATTCTTGAGACTAGCGACTGGCACTATCTGACTGAACTTACAGAGGCAGACATTCCGCTTCTGTATGACAAACTCACTGAAATGAGGGATGAACTGTGACTGAAACTCTCCGTCAGTATCACTTCACCGACGAGCAGATTGACTTCCTGATGCGAATTGTGCGAAACAATGCACAGTTTGAAGATGGTGAAGATCGTGAGTTCATGGAAGAACTTGCGAATCAAATTGAAGATCAAATCGTAAATCATCCCGACAACGACTGATGAAGTATAAAGAACTGCTCGAACAACTGCAACAACTTAGTGAAGATCAACTGAATCAAGATGTTGCTATTTGCTCTGAAGATGAACCCGATGAGTATTATCAAGAAAGTGTAGAGTTAGTGTTTTCAACTGAGGAATGTGATGTCCTCGATCTTGACCATCCTATCATTCGTTTCTGATGACCTACCAACAACTCCTTCAGATGATTCAGACTCTCGACAAGAATCAACTTGACAGAGAGGTTCTCGTTTATGATTCTTCTACTGATGGTTGGTATGATGACGGAACTCAACTCAAAGTAACGAGTTCTGCAGTTCCTGGTCTCGTTGATTCTAATTTCCCTTATCTTTGTGTTTGATTATGACCAAACAACTTCTGATCTCTCAACTTCGTCAAGGTAAAAATGGGAACGACATCCTTCACATTCTTGATGTACTCTGTTCTGGGATGGACAGCAGTGAATCTAGTCAAGATAATGTCCCAACACTAGACGAGATCCAGTTCTGAAACTCGACGAGATGTGTCACTTTTTCTAGTGGCACATCATTCTCGACGAGACCCGCACCATCAACTAGATTATGCACATCTCGACGAGAACATCATGCAACTCGCATCTGTTACACCGATCTCGAAGAAAGCAAAGAATCGCTTTGCGAATCTCATGGACAAGATCGAGACCTGTATCATCGAGCAACAGATAGGCAACAAGGTCTTTCTTACATCATTGAACGGCAAAAACCATTTCTGGGCAATGCTTGACAACGATACCGACTGGATGGTATCATTCTAAGACAAGGGAGGAAGGGGTTTGCCTCCCGCTTGATGAAAAGTCACCCAGCGCGAAGGAGAACAGATAATCCTAGCATAGGTGAGGTGGTAAGTGCCAAGAGGATGGGGTGGTGCCCGTCCTCTTTTTTCTTTGTATTATATTATAATATAACAGTAGTGTTATACGATTATGAGCACAACAATCCAGTCTAGCATGAGATGCTAGAGTCCGCCCCCATCTATATAAGTGCAAAAAAGGCAGCAGTGTGCCAATCGAACCACTGTCCCAAGGGTGGTTGTGGTGCTCGGTTCGGATCGTGCATGATTCCACCAACGGCGCACCACTGACGCCGCCCACCACCAACACCATGAACACCACTACCCCGTTCTTCGCTCCTGTTCTTCCTCTGCAACTGACCGAGGAAGGTATCAACAAACTGGATGCAATTTGCCTGGAAGTGACAGAGAAGTTCTTCCGTAAGGATTATGCTGATCGCATCATTGATACTCTTAAGTATTCCCGTTGTGCAAGCAAAGGTTACTACCGCACCACACCTGATTTCCGTCACTTTATCGGAATCTATCACTGGGTTAAGTCTCATTCTTCCTACGACGATTATGTTGTTTTCCGCAAGTATCTTCAGACTCTGAGTGCAGTCTACCGCTGGCACTTCGGGCATTATGATTCTGTGACCGTCTACAATTATCTGCACGAACGTGTTAAGATCGAAACCCATTGTGAGCACTGTGGTTCACTCTCAAAGACCCTGATTGATCGCTTGATTGAAGAGAATCTCTGGGCAGTGTGACAGTTGGCAAGGTGGCACAAGGGGGGTCACTGATCCCCCTTCCTACCCTGTAGGATTCTCTCAGTTCACACCACACCACCATGCTGAACTTCACCAAGGGTAACGCCAAACTGGGCAAGCAAACCCTAATCTTTAACCTGCCCGCAGGCAAAACCTGCCCCGGTGCACTGTTTTGCAAATCTTTCGCTGTCGTTGATGCAAACGGCAAGCGTAGCATTCAAGACGGCGAGCATACTCAATTCCGTTGCTTCGCTGCATCTTCTGAAGTGCAATACGATGCGGCGTTTGAGAATCGTGCAAACAATCTTCGCCTGATTGTTGATGCTCTGCAGAATGGATCTGCTGCAGATCTTATCAACCAAGGCATTCAAGAATACCGCACAAAGAATACTAAACTGGTGCGGATTCACGAGTCGGGTGATTTCTTCTCTGGCGCGTATTTGGATGCCTGGATTGAAGTTGCACACCGCAATCCTGATCTGAAGTTCTACTGCTATTCTAAGAGTTTGCAACTCTTTCTGCACCTTAATCTTCCTGCTAATTTCTACTTCACCGCATCGTATGGTGGCAAGTGGGATCACCTAATTGATGCGGGAATGTTTAAGCGTTACGCTAAGGTTTTTATGACTGATGATGAAGCAAACGCTGCAGGTTTAGAAGTTGATCACGACGATTCACACTGTTTTGGTGACAAACCGTTTGCACTGTTAGTGCATGGAACTCAACCTAAAGGTTCTATCTGGGGCAAGGCAATTCGTGCCCGTCGTTCTAAACAACAGTTCTCAGGTTACAGTAAGAAACTGCCTGTGACAGTCTGACAAGTGGCACACGGGGGGCATCGCTGCCCCCCATCCATCCTGTAGAATTAACGAGTCAACCACAGGAGGAGCAATGCTCACCGCCACCGACTTCACGATCAGCGCCGACGTTAACAGCAGCGCCGTTGCACACCTTGAAATCGTTTCCAATGGAGATGGAACCTACGATCTGTTGGTAACATTCAACAGTGGTGATAAAGTTTATCGCTACGCTTGGGAGGATGAAGGAGAGTGTCAGCGTTGGTTTGCACTTCTCTCCGATGATGAAGACAAAGCGGCAACATCTTGGGGTCGTTTGTTTCACCGAGCACTGAAGCATGGTGACATTGAACAGATCGAAGTCTGATCTCAAAGTATAATTCAGGGGGGCAACTTTCGCCCCCTTTCTTTATACTTTTTTCCCTAAAAAAAGTTGGCAGGGGGCGTGGCGACCATTTCATCATCAAGCGTACCCCCGCTCTCTTTCGATTGTCCCATTATCCTACAGGCACCACCACCCCATAAGACCCCAGCAGTGGACAGTTCGCAGATTGGCACAAGCACAAAAAAAGGTTCTACCTCAATCCTAGCACGGCATCCGCACCCCCAGTCAACCCCCTGACCGATCAGCAATCATTATGGTTCGGAGGGTTGACC